TATTTAGTTTACCAAATAGGAAGAGTTTTTCCTGCCTTATATTTTTCCGTCATATCCTTTGACCCTCAAAAGTACAAGGGATATGATAGAAAAGGTTAATATAACAGATGCCAATGTGGTTGAGTTAATTAGAGAAAAACTGCCTGCTGCAACAGAAGCAAACAAGGGACTTATGCAAGCTAATGGATTTGAACAAGGTAAGAATATATTAAATGAAGAATACGATAGTAAAATCAGTGCTGGTGTATATTCATCTACTGATAATTTAAATAATATGGGCACTGGAATTTTATTAGCGCTAAGAGGGTTTCAATACACAGCCCATTTATATATTACTAACTCTGCAAAAATATATATTAAAACCATTCGTAGCAATGGAGAGGTTTTGAAAGATTGGACGTTAATAAATAATACCATAACATAAGAGACTTTTGGAGTATCCATTTTCCTACCCTATCCTTTGACCCTCAAAAGTACAAGGGATATGATAGAGAAGATTGATATTACAGCCACGGGAGTAGTTGATAGTATTCGTAATAAGATGGCAGTGGCTACAGTTTCCAATAAAGGATTAATGCCATCAGGTGTGTTATCGGAGTTCCAAGGCGCGTATAGTGTACTTCTGTTTGAGACTACAAGCACTCCAGTTACAGGCTCAATTCTTTTGTCTATATCTGCAACATCAAGCGGAATGCCTAGCCTATATTACATCTCCATATCACGAGCTGGTGATGTAACAGACAATCCTAATCTAAAAGTCAAAGTCCTCTCAGGTAGCTATAATATTAAGATTAAAGCTAAGACTGAAGCTGATGGAAAGTGCAGGATTTATGCTGAACGGCTAGTCTATACGCCAATACTAAATGTACTCCTAATGAGTTCTTTTGGCATATCAATGAAGATGGAAGCAGCGGATAACAGTGCATTCGAAGGAGGATTTGAAGCTACATTGGAATAGTATAGGGGCAAGTGCCCCTATACTATTATCCAACTGTTTCATTTATAAGATTTGTATCTGTTAAAGAGTTATATTTCCAAGAACCATCTAATATAAAAATGCTGAAACGGCCCTAACTCTGATCTGGAGCGTTGCCTTAGTGTTGAGGTACGCGATGCCGTCGTTGAGGTTCAAACCCCACGCGCCGGTCGCGCTGTACTCGGTACTACTCCAGTACCACGCTTCGGCTAACTGTGTTGCGCCCTCGATAAGCGATAACGCATAATTGATTTTACGCATATTGGCGTAAATCATCATCAACTCACCTAACGACGGCAACCACCAACGCCCGGCGGTCAAACCTTTGCCGTTTGCATTTACGCGGCTGTACTGCGCGCAGTAACCCGGTGCGTAACTTGCGCTGCTACATTCGGCGTGCGTAATCTGTGCTGTGGTGCTGGCCTTACCCGTCCAGTCGTCTAACGCTGTCAGTCGGTCGGTTGTGGTCTTACCTCCACCGCTAACGGCTGCGCTACTCCAATACAGCGACGTTTCGGTAGGTGCTACGACTAAGATTTTGCCGCCCTCGACGACTACCACGCCCTCGGCTATTTCGCCGCTACTCTGATAGCTCGCCCACTTGTCCGGCTTAACCATAAGCGGGTAATTATCGCTCTTACGATGGAACATGATAAATACCCCTTCGGACAACGAATCAAATACACTGAGTTTCATTTTCCCCTGGCTATTTCCTTCTTCCACAAACACATAGTCTGCATCAGTTACTATCTGGCACTGGTTCATTACTTGACTTATGTTTACCTTCTCTATCATATCCCTTGTACTTTTGAGGGTCAAAGGATATGACGGAAAAATATAAGGCAGGAAAAACTCTTCCTATTTGGTAAACTAAATAGATTTATTCTATAAATGTAATGATAAGATTTTGAGATTCATTTCTTGTATTTTTGATAATATATTTCGTATTTTCTCCATTATTAAAAACACAAACTTTGCCTATTTCTTCCGAGAAAAATTGAATGGTACTTGATGGGACTATTACAGTCCCATTTCCACTTCCATACAAAGTTGCAACAGCCTTTTCGTGTGAACGATTGGAATTTTGTATCATAATTAACCCAGATTTATAGGGTAATTCATACTGTCCTCCTGGAGAAAGGGAGAATGATGTATGTAAAATGCCTATTTGTGTCATTAAAGATGAAAGGGTTATCAACACACTATCTTCCCCTTTCAAACCTCGCACATAATCTACGCTACTGACCGAAGTCATCTCATTTTCCTTAATTTTCTCTATCATCCTTGTACTTTTGAGGGTCAAAGGATATGACGGAAATAAGTAATAAACAACAATGAGCACAATAAAAGTAAAAGTTACTGAGCAATTTATATCGAGAACGAGTAAGGAAGGCAGGGGAATAACCCCTGCTAATAATTAGTTATCTGCATGACATTTATATATGCTTCTGTACTTCTCCCATTTTTTACATATACATTGCCATTTGACGTTTTTTTATTCAATATGATTTTGCCTCCAGCGGTAAAATCAGTTGAAATGCTATTTCCATCGCTCAACAGTATATTGGATGATACTCCGGCACCCACCATGATTAGAGCTGCCGCACCAGAATCGCTATTTCTTACCAGATATGCCCCATAATAAGCAGTACCCAAATCATATTCCTCCCCCGGTTGTAATGTCAGTCTCCAGGTAGGGAACATCTCATTCCTGATATTCTTTATATTGAGCTGCCTTGTGATGGCATTTATCACGTTTGTGTCTGTTATCAGAACCTTCTCTATCATATCCCTTGTACTTTTGAGGGTCATTAGAATACCCTTTTTGGTTAGGCTGTTGAATAAGACTACCTTCACCGCAAAAATGGTTTACGCATATATTCGTGTGTCGACAGACAAACAGACTGTCGAGAACCAAAGGTTCGAAGTCCTGAAATTTGCAACGGAAAAAGGACTTGTAATAGATAAATGGGTGTCCGAGAAGGTTTCCGGCACCAAAATTGCTAACGATAGGAAATTAGGCCCGCTTCTCAAGAGGATGAAGAAAGGCGACACTCTAATCATAACAGAAATCAGCCGATTAGGAAGAAACCTGATGGGTATTATGTCAATGCTTCACCTCTGTATGATTAAGGAGACTTGCGTTCTTACTGTCAAGGAACGTTACGAATTAGGTAATAACATCAACAGTAAGGTATTGGCATTCGCTTTCGGTTTATCCGCTGAGATTGAACGTGATTTGATCAGTCAGCGAACCAAGGAGGCCCTTGCTTACAGAAAAGCTGCAGGAATACGACTTGGTCGGAAAAAGGGGGATAAAAACACGCATTACAAGCTGACTGGTAAGGAAAAACTCATTCAAACTATGCTCGAATACGGTTATTCAAAGGCAGCCATATGTCGTAAGCTTAAATGTAACCCTAAAACATTGGATGACCATTTGCGGAGAATGCATGTCCTACATAAAAATTAAGTCATACATTACTTTTGCCACTGTTCTATTAATTCATAGTTATGGCAAAAGCAGAAATCTTATTCAAGGTCATCCGCAAATGGGAAGGCGGATGGAGTGACCACAAAAATGACAAAGGTGGCAAAACCAATATGGGGATAACCTTGTCTACGTGGAAATCATGTGGTTATGACAAGGATGGTGACGGAGACATTGATGCGGATGATTTACGCATGATTACTCCGGATGACGTTTTTCATGTTTTCAAGAAGTATTATTGGGACCGTTACCAAGCGGACTTCATACACAACCAGTCCATTGCGAATATCTGTGTGGATTGGGTGTGGGCCTCCGGACGTCCCGGTATCACAAGGGTACAACAACTACTGCAAATCAATGTAGACGGTATCGTAGGGCCTCAGACGGTTGCAAGTATCAATCTGGCCAACCAACGGCAGCTGTTCGAAGCTATCAAGACAGACAGAATCCGGTTTATTGAAGAAATCTGTAAAAGGAACCCGTCGCAGCTTGTATTCCGGAAAGGATGGCTGAACCGGATCAATGATTTCAAGTTCTCTGTCCGCTGAATTCTTGTCCTTTTTTCCACTCTTTTCAGCCTTTAGTTTTGTGTCCGGAACTAAAGGCTTTTTTATGGCAATAACTGAAGAAAAGAGTTTAATGACCTCCGAGAAATTCAATCGAGGAGTTGAGAACTGGACGTGGAAAGTCAAGAATACCTCCGTAAATATTCTACAACGGACACACGCAACCGGAAGATTGCGTAGGGAACTGCAATCCCGTTGGCTGAAAGACCGTGAAGGTGGACCGGCTTATGTCGGTCTGGGTTTCCGCTTTGCCCGGTATGGTGCGTACCGGGAATATGGCGCCGGGCGTGGATATATCGTCAAGAACGGAATTATAATGAAGGGACATTCGGCATGGAGCGATAAGAAGAAACGTCAGGAACTGCGTTCTTTACGTGTTTCTGAATATCGCATCCGGCGCATGCGTACCGTTGATGAACACTATGCCGTTATTCGGCGAAGTCCCCTACCCTGGTTAGACCCTCCCATTGTGGATAACATCGAATCACTGGCTGATTTATCCGGAGAGTATTACGGTGACCAGGCACTCAAGAATGTGCTTCAGAAGTTTGATAAAATAACAATTGAAAAACGTTATGGCAAAAAGTGACAAGACTGTCAAAAGAGGTGTCTACTTGTACATAGATGGCAAGGAAATTAAGAATGACATCAATTCCATTGATTTGGAGATGAAACGCCTACAGCGTGACATTAAGGAAATGACACGCGGCTCTGAGGAATACAACCGCACCATGGCGAAGATACAGCATCTTCAGGGGATTATAAAACGACATCGCCAGGAGATAAAAGGCATCACCACCGAAACCAAGAAAGCGACTGTCAGTATTGGCAGTATGGTGGACTGGTTCAACCGTTTCGGTGGAGTTATCTTGTCCGTAATAGGTTTCCTTACCGGTTTTACCCTTGCCTTGCGTGCCATCAGAGACGAACGCAACAAGTTGGAGGAGTCCCAGGCCGGGCTGAAAGCCTTGACCGGACTTGATGATGACAGCATTGCCTGGTTGACCGGGCAGGCCAAGACGCTTTCCACCACCATGACAAAAGAGGGCTTGCGTGTCCGCCAGTCGGCAGCCGAAATCCTGGATGCGTTCATGCTGGTCGGTTCGGCCAAGCCGGAACTGCTTGGAGACAAGGAAGCGCTCAAGGCTGTTACGGAGGAAGCCATGCGGTTGCAGGCGGCAGCCAAGGACATTACCCTGAACGAAGCGGTTGATTCACTTACCTTATCACTCAACCAATATGGGGCGGCAGCAGACCAGGCAGGACGGTTTACCAACGTATTGGCTGCCGGCTCCCAGGCAGGTTCCGCCAATATCGCAAGCCAGGCAAAGGCTATCCGGAATGCAGGTACCGCAGCGGCTTCGGCCAATGTTCCCATTGAACAGACGGTCGCATTGATTGAAACGCTTGCCTATCGGGGTATAAAGGATGAAGTGGCCGGAACGGGATTGAAGAAATTCTTTCTGGTTCTTCAGACCGGAGCAGACGAAACCAACCCAAAAATCGTCGGGTTGGATAAGGCACTGGAGAATCTGAAGAACAAGAATATGGATGCAGGCGCCATCAAGAAGATGTTCGGGGAGGAAGGCTACAATACCGCATCCGTAATCCTTCAGAACACGGAGATGGTGAAAGACTTCACCGCTGCCGTCACCGGTACCAATGTGGCGTATGAGCAGGCGGCCATAAACAGTGATACTGCACAGGCCAAACTGGAGCAGGCACGCAATAAGATGAAGCTGGCAGCCATTGATTTGGGAGAGAAACTGAATCCGGCTCTGACGGTGAGTACGAATATGCTGACCAATGTGCTCAAGTATTTGCCGGGATTGATTGACTGGTGCAACAAATGGGGCACAACAGTAATAACACTAACGGTTCCTCTGGCAGCTTATTATACCACATTAAAGCTCATATCTCTTTATCATACTACTTACAACTTAGTCTTACGAGCAGGAATCGCCATCCAAACGGCTTACCGGGTAGCCACCACTGCTTTGAACGACGCATTGGCAGGAGATTACAAGGCAATAGGCAGGTTGATATTACAGATGCGCTCTCATAATATCGTAACCCGGACAGTGGCAGCAAGTACACTACTTTTCCGAGCAGCGCTGGAGACTTTAACCTTCCGCTTCTCTGCCGCAACTAAAGCGGCACGGGCAGCATGGGCGGTATTAGGATTAAATCCTTTTGTTGCTATTGCCACAACCGTTGCAGCCGCAGCAACAGGACTGTATATCTACGCTCAGCGTACTTCTGCTGCAGCACGTAGGCAAAAGGAACTGGTGGTTATGAATAGAGAGGCTGAAAAAAGCATTAGCGAAGAAAAAAATAAGCTGGATGCTTTACGGAAAGTGCTTGAGGATTCTAAAGAACCATATGAAAAACGGAAGGCTGCATTAGAAGATATTCAGTCCATTGTTCCGGAATATCATGCTTCATTGACGGAAGAGGGGGTGCTTATCAACAACAACACGCAAGCGCTGGACGGTTATGTAGAAAAGCTGTTGCTCACAGCCAAACAGCAAGCGGCCAATGCCAAATTACAAGAAGCCCTGGCACAAAGGTCAGAATGGATTCAGGAGAACGGTTCCGATGCCATGAAATTTAAAAATCTCGAATGGGAGATAAATGACCCCATCAATATGGACAAGTCCGTTGAGGAACTTGCAGCAGTCAACGGGATATCACCCACTGCATACCGCGTATGGGCTACCCAGAAAAAACGTCTTGACGATAACGTTCGGTATTACGAACAGATGATGCAGGATTATACCTCCCAGTTGCTTGCCATCAACGATAAATACAAGACTATTACTCCAGATTCTCCAACAATTACCGGAAACGGTGGCAGTGGTGGAGGTTCTGAATCTGAAGAAGAGCGGAAAAAACGTGTCAGCAAGGAATTGGAGGATATAGAGACTAACCACATGCAACAGCTCACCCATCTCCAAAAGCTTTATCTTGAGGGAGAAATCCAGACTAACGAGGAATATACTGCCCTTCAGATAGATTTGGAGAAAAAGACTTTGGATGAGAAATTGGCGATAATGGGGCTGGAGCCGCATGAACGTGAGAAGTTGCAGGTAAAGATGCTGGAGGCACAAATCAAGTTCAATGAAGAATGTAAAAAACAGGATGAAAAGACAGAAAAGGAGCGTCAGAAAGCATCAGACAAGATTGCCAAAGAACGCCTTTCAGTTCGTCAGAAACAACTCCGTATCGAATTGGAAGAAGCAGCTTCCTATCATTATAGGAACCTGACTTCCGAGGAGGATTTCTCCCAGGAGGTGAACGAGATTCGGAAACGGTATTGGAATGATTTGCTTCACAACTACCGACTGACTGAGGAACAACGTACGGAGATACAGAAGGAGCAGGCCGAAGCCCAGACCGATGCCGAGAAAGAGAAATACGACAAAACCATGAAAATGCATAGGCAATATGCCTCTCTGGTGACGGATATCGCTTCCGACTTCGGAGAAACGATTGGTGAAATGATTGCCACTGGCGAACTTTCGCTGAAGAATTTCTTACGTGAAACCATTATGATGGCACTGGATGCTTTGGAACGTGTTATTGAAATCTCCATACTGGAAATCACCGCAAAAAATTTGGCGGCAACAGCTCCATTTTCCTTTATCGGTGCCGCTAAAGCAGCTGCCCAAGTAGCTGCTATCAAAGCGGCTTTTGCTGTAGTAAAAGGGATGGTTGGTAATTTCTACACCGGCGGCTATACCGGTCCCGGCGACTGGGACCAGCCCCAGGGCATCGTCCACTCCAACGAGTTTGTCGCCAACCGCTTTGCCGTGGCCAACCCGCACCTGCGCCCCATCTTCGACGCCATCGACGTGGCGCAGCGCAGCGGCAACGTCGGCAACCTCACCGCCGAAGACATCGCGGTAGTCGCCGGACCCGGCAGAACCGCCCGCACCGTCCCCGCCAAGTCGCCTGCAGCCGGTGCCACGACCACCACCAACGACCCCGCCACGGTGGCCATGCTCGTGGAGTGCACCCGTATGCTCCGCAAACTGCACACCCGTTTGGGCGAGAAAATTGTGGCCGAGACCTACGTCACCGGCAAGCACGGCATCAACCAGGCACAAAAAGAGTACCAGGCATTGACCTACAACAAATCACGCAACAAATCCAAGAAATGACCGAATTATACATCAACGGCCAACGCGCCGTACTTCCCGAAGGATTCTCATTCACCTTCACCGCCGAGAACCCTTACTTCACGCGCAGCTCCAGCTACTCGTTGGACATCGAACTGCCCATGCCCGCCAACAACACCATCTTCAAACACATCAACCGGTTAGACGTGACCAAGCAGAAAACCATTCTTCCGGCCATGCTCATCGTAGATGCCCGGTGCCTGCTCAATGGCAGCACAGTGCTGTTGTCAGTAGAAGACACACAAGTCAAGGTGCAGTTGGTCTCCGGCAATGCCGAATTCAACCTCCTGACCAATGATGACATCTACATCGACGAATTAGACTTGGGCGATATAGGCTTCAGATACGACGTTCAGGGCTTCTTGCCGGCGGCAAGAATGAGCGAGTTCTACGGATCTGTCGATGAAGTCGAATCCGTATTGCTTCCCGTGTTCTACCAAGAGGCCAAAGAAGAGAACCTTGACAACAACGTTTTCTATGAGAATGGCACCAATGATTTTGCACCGACTGACAGCATAGTGGCATGTTGGCAACCCTACCTGATTACGGCTATCCGGAGGGTGGTCGAACATTTTGGCTATACACTCGACCTTACCTTTTTCGACAACAACTTTCTAAGAGATGTCTATATATGCAATGACGTGCGCTCAAAAAAGACACCCCATGTCCAACCACACTGGACGCTTGCCGATAATCTGCCGCACTGGACGGTCTCTGATTTCTTCAATGAACTTGAGAACTTCTATTGTGCCGTTACAGTCGTCAACGAGCATACCAAAGAAGTGCGTTTTGTCAGCCTGAATGACTATTTCTCAAACTCCGAGAAGATTGTCATCACCAATGACTCCTTGCTCAGAGAGTTTGAGGTGGAGATTACAGAAGAGAAGAACGACAAGGATTTGAGCCTGGGCAATATCGCATACAATTTACCGTCCCACACAAACGACGGTTACTGCCGTATCGAGAGAAACATTCTGGAAGCTGCTGCAACACAAGAGTTCGACTCTTACGATGCCTTGCTCAAAGCATACGGCACGATGACCGACAGAAACAAGAAGAACCACATCTTCATCGTAGGCAAACGCTATTACATCAACTTCAACGATGAGGAGAACAATACCGATTCCTTGCGTGAAGTGAACCTGTATGCCGACCTGGTACGCACCACTGACTCCAGTGATGACATTTCACTGAAGATTGTCCCGGTCAAAATCGCACAATACGACATGGGTATCTATAGGCTGCTGCCAAACCACAGAGGATATGAGAAGACAGGAACAATGATGATGAATGTCCCGATAGTCGGCTATTATTCCACAGGATATTCCGAAGAGTCTTTCAACATACAAGAGACCATCGAGGGCAACGGACAGAAGAAGCTGGAGAAGAACGACTGTATGGAGGTAGCCTTCAATACCGGCATCTTCAACCGCCAAAACGTGACCTTCAACGGACAGACAAAAGCCTACGACTACGCCTATCCCTTCACAGATTACCAGCAAAAGCCGGAAGCCCAGACCACCGACTTCCTCCCGTATTCCCTAAGTCTGAACGATGTCTGCCCGGACAGTATTGGGCATAGGCTGTCGACACTCAGTCTGTTCCACTCCAATATCCCTTACACAATCCAGTTCCAAGCCAATAAGCTGCCAGATGTGAATAAGGTGTTTCTTATAGGCAACAAGCAGTATTTGTGCGAGAAGATTGAGACGGAAATAGATGTCGATGGATTAAGCAAGGTACTGAAGGGGACTTTTTACCGGATAGAATAATAATGTTAAAAAGACATCTGCTCTCAAAAATAACTCCTTTTCCCTTTGTTTAATTACCATAAGGTTATTATATTTGCAGTGTCATAATGTATCGCGATCTTTTTATGACTGAAGACGAAGAGCTAAAGGCTCGGATTGAAGCTGCGAAAAAAGACCTCAGCTTCTTTTCCCTCTATTGGGATGACATTCAGAATACTGATTGGATTTCCGATAAGGAGCTTGAGGAAGGCATCAATGATTGTCTCGATGACTTGAATGATGCACAAGACAAGCTGAATGAAAACGGTAGCCCTCCTTGAGGGGGCTACTTTTTCTCTAACATATAATTTTTAGGCTTATGGACGTACAGAAAGAATTGGGAAAATGGAAGTCGGAATATGTAAAATGCAATACTCCGGAGGAATTGGCCGACCATAAAAAACGTTTCAGGGCTTTTCTGCAGACGCTTTCACCGGAAGATAAAAAAGCGTTTGTGCAGGCGTTCCAAGATGGTGCCAGGCAATCAATCAATGAAGCCCAAGCCATTGTGAAAACAGTAGAAATCAGGCAGACCTTAGAAAAAGTATTGCCTTTCGCTTCTATGTCGTATATTGCCCAGCACTATTTTGGCAGAACACGCCAATGGCTATATCAACGGATTAACGGAAGTGCGGTAAACGGCAAACCAGCCAACTTCACCGCTGATGAACTGAATACCCTATCTTTAGCTCTATCCGAGCTTGGCGACATAATGAAAGATACTTCTCGGTCTATCGCGAGGCCGTAAGGTTTTAAATGTGATAGAGGGCTTCCACGGGCTGGAAGCCTTTTTTTTGTTGCCCATGAAGGGTAGTCTGGCGATAAATAATCAGATATGGTGCGGAGAAATAAAAAATCCCCACAGTGGCTCGAAGCTGTGGGGACAGAATGTTCAATAAAACGTCTATCAAGCTATGGATAGCGAGCCTAATTTGTTACAAATGTCGTGGATGGCATTATTAAAAATCAGCCTGTCCTGTTCACTTAGCGTATAGACACGGCCACGTACCTTGTAGCCATAAATACGCTGTTGCAGCCAAGCCGTACTTTTCCCGAAATAATTACGGGCGATATAAGAGATTGGCACAATTTCCTTCATCTCCTTTATCTTCTCCTGCAAGGCTATTGTACGGTTCAGCTCCTCCGCTTCTTTAGCCAGTTCGTGATACCCGTTCAACAGCCAGTCGGCAATAGCTTCTGAATCGGCTTTCGTGGTGTAATGTTCTTGTATGTACAAGAACTTCTGTTGGTATTCCTCTTCCTTGTTGGTTGAATCTCCATTTAGAATGGCGGTAAGTTCCTTCAGTTCGTCATTGATTGTTTTCATAAGCAAATTTTTTTTGCCCCCTCTTTTCGTCCGAGGGGGCTGTTTTTACTTTTCTAATTCTTTTAGTTTGGTTTCCAGCATTTTTATCAGATGGTCTATTCTCAATTTTTCATCAAGTATGGCGTTCATCTTCTCTTCCGGTAACCCTTTACTGTTTTCAAATGCCCATTTCAGCATCTTTTGTTTCAACCTTAGCTCGGTTAGCTTCTGGGCAATTAGCAAAATCTCTTTTTTGTTTTCCATTACTTCCTTGTTTTATTGAACACTACAAAGATACATAGTATTTTTGATATGTGCAACAAATACATAATAAATTTACTATGTGTTATTGTTTTTTATGCACACAGGGGGATGAAGAATTATCAGCGGAAACTATCCATAAAAGAACAGTTCAAAGTCGCAGGAAAAGTCATAGGGGCTGTAAGTGCCGTGGTTGGTATCATATCGTTTCTGCTTGGATTGTTATTTTAGTGATGCCCCTAAAGTATAGCAGATATAAGAAATAGCGGCTACAAACATCAAGCCTGCTATCCAAAAAAGTGTACGGAGTATTTTGTAATATGAAGTGTTCATAGCGAATTGTTTTTTGCAAAAATAATCAATCCTTTTTGATTATCCGTAACTTTTCCCCATCTTTGCCTTGCCCAATATAAACCAAACGTTTCAATTCCTTATGCCGTGCAACCCGTACTCAATCGGGTTCCGGGTGGTTCCGGTGGGCGTGCGGCATAAGGAATTGATTATTTAGATATGGAACTAAAAGATTTTATAAAGAAAACTGTTTTGCAGCTTGCACAATCTGTTGATGAATTAAATAATGAAATGCCTGGTAAATTGATTGTCAATCCGGCAACAGTATCAGGAGCAGGCAAAAATCCCCATGTTGAGATACAAGGATATATGCACAATGTCATGGAAATAAATTTCGACTTGACACTAATAGCTGAAAACACAGCTGGTTCCCAAGGTAAGATAGGAGTGATGGCCGCAGTTCTGAATGCAGGAGGTAGTTGCGAAGAAGGCAAAACAAATAAATCGGAGAATAAAATAAGGTTTACTTTACCGGTAGTTTTACCCGCTGTAGAGGTAAGTGCTTATTAGAACTTTCCTTTAATAAACGAATACAGTCTTTGTACTTCATAGATTACATCTCTGTCTGTGCCTTGGCAGGAACGTGAGGCATATTTAACACAGCGCTCACGCAAACGGCGGTCAAAGTAAGATTTTAGCGTTTGTAGCATTTTTCTCATAATGATAACTTTCTTTTTGGCAAAAATACTATAAATAATTGAAGTCGAAGCAGAGAAACAAAAAATCTCCGCTTTTCTTTTCGTTAACTGAATAGTTATTCTGATTTTTGTACGAATTAATATAAATAAACACCAAATGGAAACAATTATTCATTTTATTATTTTTTTGACTGCTGTTATTGAAATCGTTCTGCTTGTTCGATTCTTTGCATTATGTAATCATGTAGAGGAAATTAAAAAGAAAATGGTACCAAACGAAAACTTTCAAGCAATGTTCTTACTGTATTGCTCGACTGGGGAGAAAGATAAGGCAAAAGAATTGCTTCTCCATGAAATAAGTTTGGATAAGCTGTTTACCGCCGCTTTCTTTTCCGTTCTTCCAGAACATGATAAAGCAAAACAAGCTATTTTGACTAAGTATGGAAAATTGCTGGAGATGGTTGATGTGACTCTCGATTTTGATACAGTAGATAAATATTTGAAAGGATAATAAAAATTGAAGCGGAGACAAAAAATCTCCGCTTTTCTTTTGCCATTTCAAAATAAACTCTCATCTTTGTGGTGCGTTTCATTTTGAGAAGGCGAGATTGTTCGCCAACTTTTGCCGTTGGCATTTTTTATGCCCAATGGTATCATATAGTTCCGACCCCCGTGTGGAGTGTTAATGCACCCACTGCCTTCTCAAGGTGAAACGCAACGGGAAAGCGGAACTTTCTTTGTTTATAAGTTTTCCGTTTTTTGGAGAAAGTTCCCTTCCCGTCTTTTATTGGAGCATTGTTATTGTTTTATTTAAATAGCGTTTCATTATGAGAAAACAAGCCCAAAGCGCCCGCGGACGCTATGTATCCGCAGAGAAGGTTCAAGAACTGTTTGCCCAGTTGGGTATTGAACTGTGCGCCGGACGTAAACGTATCCGTGCAGCACGTAGCGACAAATCCATTTCCATCTATGTCAATGGTGGGACAGTCAACATCACCTTTAATGAGAAAGGAGGCAAAGCATGATGTTCTTTGTTTACCATCTGCAGACCTATTCCCCCAAGAACCGGGCATGGAAAAAGGTTATTGATTATGTAGAGAAGTATAAAAACGTTCTTATCAAGGATGAACTTTCCCTGGATGCACTCAAGCATGAAATAGGCGATACGGTCAACCGCATTAATGCTGAACACCCGAACTTGAAGCGCATGAAATGTACTGCTACCCCTTTGGGACGTGATTGTACCATACGTATCGAGGCCCATGTCATAAGTGGCGGATGCCCGGACACGGTATTCTTTCTCGATATTTGCAAGGTACGTTCCATTTTTCAATTTAGTGAGAAGGCGAATATGCTGGAACAGAAAGGAGGTGAGGCATGAATGATGAATTCTTTATCACCAAGACTGTGGATACAGGTAGTGGAGGTACCAATTCGGTGAGATATCAATTGTATGCACGCAACTGTGATGGTGAGATTAATGATATAGGCTATGAGGAACTGGTGCGATTTAACAAGTTCCTTACTAATTATTTAAAAAAGGAGGAGGGCAGTGATCATGAACAATCATAGGAAAATAGGTTTTCGGGCATACAATGATAATGCTCAGAATTCAGAGGAAGATGAACAGAAGAAAAAACAAGCCGAACGGCAAAAAGCCATAGCCGATTTTATCGGCCATAACTATTCGCCTATCGGTGCCACTTCGCAGAAGTGCTATAAAACCACAGTCGAACTGGTGTACGAGTTGTCGAATATCGTCGATGTCGCTCCGATGGAGCTGGCCAAGCAGCTGACTGATGCCAGATACCATGTGGAGTACCTGGCAGGACAGCCGTATTGGGTGCTGTATGAGAAGCCATAAACACATTAACCGGACATTTTTTTTATTTTTGAAGTCCTTGCTCGTGAGAGTAGGGGCTTTTTTTTAAAATATACCATCGTAATTCTTTATCAGGCTATTCGCTTCCTGAATATCGTGCGGTGTATATATGTCCGTCATGAGGATGCTGCTATGTCGTGCCTGGTCACGTACGCTCAATACGTCATAATGCCGGAGCATGTTGGTTATTCCGGTATCCTTCAATGAATAGAACTTGTACTTTGCCGACAGCTTCAGGTCTTTCCGTACATGCCGTGCCCACCAGTCACGGAACATCTTCTCGGTCCGTTCCCTTTTTCCCGGCTTCAGTCCGTCCGAGAACAGGTAGTAGTCTCCCGGGTAGTCGAATATTTTCAGGTCGAGCATGAGATGGATGACCTTTGTTGGCAGCGTGATGGTGCCGTCCTTCCGGTTCTTGGATATGGTGTCCTCGACAAAGATGGTCTGTCTGGCCAGACTGATGTTTTTCAGTTTGAGGCGTGTCATTTCTGCCGGGCGTATGAAGCAGTAATACAGGATATAGCTCGCCAGCAGCATGTACGGGTTCTTCTCGAGCAGATAGCCATGTATCTTCTGCAGCTTGTCCTCCTCGATGACACACCTTATCTTCTTCTTTCCGCGCCGTCCAAGGCTGCTGATGCCTTCGGTCGGGTTCTTGGTGATGTAGTTGTGGCTCAGACAGAAGGTGGAGAAGGATTTCAGGAATCCCAGGTAATTGTCACGGGTAAAGGCGGTATTGTCCCTTGTGATGTAGACCTCGTCCAGAAGCAGGACACAGAAATCCTTGTCGAACTGGTAGATATAGGTGATGGGCACTTTCTTCTCCTCGTTGAACGTTTCCATATTCCGGAGGTAGGAGGAATACGACTTGATTGTTTCCTGACGGTAGCGTCCGTCGCGCAGCATCTTTGCAAGGAATGTGCGGTACCGGTCTATGACTTCGCTGAAGAGCATGTATGCGGAGCCGGACTCCTGCTCTATCCAAGGGTTCCAGCCGACAGCCAGCTTTTCCGATATGCGGTTCATGAAGTCCTTGGCATACTTCCGCCTTTCCTTGATTGAATCAATGTAGTTGAGCTTGAATTTCTTGCGCTTCATGGCTCCGGTGGCCGGACAGAAGGCATAGAAGTCAATGTACCAGTCTTTGCCGGTGTGCAGCACCGGAGGTGTGTAACTTTTAACTTGCTGACAATTAGACATTTTTTTTATTTGTTTTCGCCCGGAAGCAAAAACAAATACGTTAATATTTCTCGTCCCGATTTCGTCCCGGCTGTCTGCCTTAAAAACGAAATAAGTCACTGTGAAACAGTGACTTATCGTGTAATTGGTCGGAATGAGGCGACTCGAACGCCCGACCCCTACGTCCCGAACGTAGTGCGCTACCAACTGCGCTACATTCCGATTGCTTTTGAAAAGTGGTGCCACCAGGAATCGAACCGGGGACACAAGGATTTTCAGTCCTTTGCTCTACCAACTGAGCTATGGCACC